TGGATCAAATGTGTACTGGAAACGCACCTGGCTAATCAGGATTTGTATCTTCGTGTAATGTGTGGAAGGCTTTAACCGTTAGACCCTGTTTTCAAACCATGTAGACCCTGTTTTTTAATGAAAGGTTAGTGAATTATGATGGGCATCAATGTTAACTGCAAGCATCAGGATTTCGTGGGAGAAATCCTGTCAGGCAAGAAAACAATCGAAACAAGGAACACTCCTAGTCTAGACCCCTATATCGGGCAAAGGGTTGGGCTAATCAGGACTGGAGGATTATTTGCAACCCTGGAAGGGTTCGCAACCATTACAGAAAGCTTTATTTATTATGATAGGCAATCATTTGACGCTGATTATGAATTGCACCTGATTGCACCTGATTCACCATACTACATTCCTGATCATGGAACCAAGGTTGGCTACATCCTTACAGATGTAGAATCAATCGAACCTGAGAGGATCTTAAGCAAAGGTATTGTAGCTCGCAAGATAGGTAGACCCTGTTTCCCAATGAACTAGAGGGCAAAAATACCCGCCCGAAAAACTATCATAAAATTTTATGAAATGTGTATAATTGTTTTGGATTGGTAACGAATAACTAATTGCAACCAATGAAAGGGAAGCAACATGAAGATTATAAAGAACACGCTGGAAGTTATCACATCGGTTTGGGAAGATCCTGGCGATTATCCCAACGCATTAGCAAGAGGCCCACTTCCTTCGCATTTATGCGTAGAAGACATCTCAGGTTACCTCTTGATCCAAGTCGATAAGGCCGATAAGGAAGACGATGATTATGGGTATTCAACCGAATCCCTGATGCAATACCTGATGGAACCAATAGATGTCAAGGTCGATGGTGTGCTTATTACATCTTGGCAGTTCTGCCCGCAAGAACACCCTGATTCTAATCTTGCTGCTGACCTTGATATGTGGAAAATAATACCTTATAAATGGGATGCTGATAAGTTTGAATTGTAATAGACCCTGTTTTAAATGGATAACCTCCCGCTTTGGGAGCATCCAAAAGTCTTAATTCTTTTGAAAGGGAATTAACCATGTCTACCGAATCTGCTTCTGCTTCTGCTTCTGCCACCGTTACCCCTGTTGCCGATCCTAATCGCATCGTGACGATTAAGCTTAAAGCTTGCGAAGCTGAAATGATTAGAAATATAGCAGCTTGTTTAGCCAGGCCTCTAGATGAAAGCAGAACCGCTCTGCTCAGGGTATGCAATGCAACTCCAGAAGAGATGATGAAAATACATCATAAAGTTTATTCATCTGAAATGGGTTGGCATCATCTCAACTGGGATGAATAGACCGTCTTTTTTTTACCCTATAGGCTCAAATCTGTAGGGTAAAAATCTTACACACACACACACACACCATAAACCGAGGATAATATGTCTACTATTACGAAACCAGAAGTTTGGAAACGATTAAGTGTCAACGAATCTAAAGTATTAAAAGCTTTGTTAAGGAATTCGACTCCTACCAAGACAAAGAACCACCACCAATGCGACATCAGGCGGGCTTATGTTTCGCTCGATATGTCTCGTTATTCATTCGCTGGATGCATATCATCACTAAAGAAAAAAGGCTTTTATTCATATGTTCTTTGGTCAACAAATTTGGATCGTGCAGGGTACAAGGATTACCCTGGCAAATCAGTAAAGTTTTATGGTAGCATTTACAAAATCAGGTCAGACATTGCAATTGTGTTAGACCCTGTTTTTTTTTAAAGGGAGTGGTAAATTATGAGAGTACTAGTTGCTTGCGAATATAGCGGAACTGTTAGGGATGCATTCAAGTTAAAAGGCCATGAAGCATGGTCATGCGATTTGCTTCCAACGGATAGGCCAGGGCTTCATTATCAAGGTGATGTGCTTAATGTTCTTGAAGGATGGAATCCTGTGATGTACACAAAAGATTGTGATCCTGATGGAGATGGCATTTGCAATATTACCCAAGACGATGTTAGAGAATGCAAGTGTTATGGGCCAACTCAAGATGATGATGTTGAGTACACGGAAATCAATGGTGACTTGTTTTGTAGACCTAAAGAAAATCCAAGTTGGGATTTGATGATTGCTCACCCTCCTTGTACTTATCTTGCATCATCAGGCTTGCATTGGAACAAACGAATTCCAGGCCGTGACCAACTTACCTTAGAATCATTAGAGTTCGTGACCCTCTTATTCAATGCACCTATACCCAAAATTGTATTGGAGAATCCTATTGGTCGAATCAATACAGCAATCAGGAAGCCTGACCAAATTATCCAGCCTTGGATGTTTGGTGAAGACGCATCCAAGTCAACTTGTTTATGGCTCAAGGGTGTACCTAAACTAGAATCAACTGACATCATAAAGAAAGACAGGTATGCTAATCAAACAGCATCAGGGCAGAACAACCTGGGGCCATCTAAGGATCGATGGAAGATCAGGTCAACAACCTATCAGGGTATTGCAGATGCAATGGCAACCCAATGGGGCTGATTCCACTAGCAAATAAGCCATGATCTAATGTATACTAATAATCAAGAGGGTTCGTAAGACCCTCTTTTTTTATAGCCACAGGTACATATCATGGATGACAAAAACTTTTGGACATACACCGAAATCTCTTCTGACTTAGATTTATCATATACAACGGTCAGGAGGAACATAGAAACCTTAGTCTATCAAAAGAAAATCAAACCATTAAGACGGATGAAAACAAACAAAGGGCATTTCTCCAGCGTTATGGATGCGAAAGAATACAGCAAATTAAAGGAGATTCTTCGTAAGAGACTGTCTGTAAACAAGGTGGATGAAGAAGTTGAAAGCAAAATGTCTGACAAAGGATTCTTCTACCTGATCCTTTTGATTCCAGAATTTAGCAAAGGAAGAATCAAAGCTGGATTCACATCGAGAATGGATTCCAGGTTCAATGAACACCTGATGTCCGCTCCAACCGCAAAGCTAATCTACTCAACCCCATGTCAAAGATCATGGGAAACATTCATGTTAGCTTATGTACACAGTCATGGGAAAAAGATTAGATCAGAAGTGTTTGATGTAGTTGACACAAAGAAGTTGATCAAAAACCTTAAGACCCTTTTTCTCCAAGTTAGGCAACGAAAATGAATTACGGCAAAACCATATAGGTTGCATTCATTCCATAATACATTTGTGTTTTGTATGGCTTAAATCCGAATCTTTCCCAGAAATTATTTGAATCAAGCACAGACATCAATGCTTTAGGATATGATTTGATTCTAAGAACTTCATTAACTAATGCAGAAGCATATCGATTTCCACGATGATCTTTTAATATGCAAAGATCGTGGATGTAATAACAGGTTGGGTGTTCTATATTTTTGTAGTAGCAATTGATTGGATAAGGCTTAAACAAAATGTAGGGGAATGAAATGATATATCCTATCACATCATTCTTTTGCTGGCATACAAAGCATCCGTCAGGATAAGCAATCATCTTAGACCGAAACGATTCAACTCCTTCATAATAATTGTTTGGATAACTATTGGTTCCAATTCTATCAATAGAATCAAAATCATTCTTTGTCGCTTTTCTTATCATTTTCTTCAGTACCTTTAAGAAGTTCAGCCAAGGCAATGTAAGCAGCAGCATCCTCAAGAGTATCCTGATGATACCCCTGAGAAAGTCTGCAAAGCTTAAGCATAGCCATCATTACTGCTACCTCATAAGCGGTAACTTCCCGCTTTAAGAAGTTAGTCCACGCATCAGCAATCCGCTTTAAATTTAGCTCTGGAGCATCGTATTGATTAGCTCTTTCAACAATGTGTTCAGTACAACGGGAAAAAAATTCAGATAACAAATATCTATCCATTTATAAATCCTTTCATCGTATCTATAAGAAGACGAACTAAGTGCCAAGCTAAAAGCCATGTTCCTGAGATAACGCAGATGTATATCGGAATAGCAATAAGCATTGTAAGAAGTTTTTCCCCTGGCTTTTTAGGCGGGAGATCATCACCATTATTGCCACCGAAATGTGTCCAACGAAGATTATGCATTTTTCTTCCCCTTTACTTCCAATCGTTTTTTAATGACTGATTCCAAAGGAATCAAGAATGTTTTATTGTTCTTTTCCTCTAAAGGGCTTTCATGCTGATCAATGTACTCAGAAATTATTGATGAATCATCCAGATCAATCACACCTTCCAGTTTGTTTCGCATCAGGAAATATCCAATGCGAACTCTGTTCACACCAATTATTTTTGCTGCTTCTCTTGCTGTTACATATGTCTGATCGCCCACTTTAATTGCCATTGGATACACCTTCCATTTCTCTTCTAATGTTAATCTGTTCTAAAACCGCTTCCCTAATCTTTTCATCAGCCATAGATTTTTCTTTATCTTTCTCTTGCTTCTTCATAGCAGCAGTAAGCTGTCTTTCTTTAGCAGTAATCTTCCGTGTTTCCCGCCTCATCATTTTATCTAATACAGAAGACATTGGCACAAGAAAATGACTCTTGCTTTTAGCTCTAAACTTCTTTAAATCGGCTGGATCGATTTCGATACCAACTAATCTGATAGCTTCCATCAAAGGCTTCTGATCGCTCATGTCTATTACTCCACGGAACTCATTCCGATAGAAATAATGAGCAATCAGCCCAGCCTTTACACCCATAACCAATTGGGCTTCTGGACTCGTCAAATACAATTCATCACCTATAAATACTGGCATGATTACTCTCCCTTAGTTCTGATTAATTCCTGTGCAATTTCCAATAGCTTTGAACTGTTTTTGGATTGAAATTTAAGGATTGGATACAGACTCATCAAGATGACAATCCGCTCGTTTAACTTAGCAGTCCATCTCCATCCGCTAGCTTCGATTCCATTCACAGTTACGCTCACACCATCGTAGATAGCCTGTTCGCATCCCTTAGACCCAATCAACCCTGGGAACAACCCATCCACGGTATCCGCAACCTCTTGAAGCAGATCAGCAATACGCTTTTTATTAAGAGCGTAAGGCTCGTTAGAATCGCTCTTTCTGACAGACTTACACCATTCGGTGCAAGCCATACACGCAGCAAAATTAATGTAAGAATCAGGCTTGCGTGTGGCTATATCTGAGTCCTCCCAAAGCACAGAAAGATTAGCTAAAGACTCAGAGGCAGCAGAAAACATCTCGTCAGGCATTATTTCCAAACCTGTGAGTTCCCTTGCAATAAAACAAGCTCTCCTAGCACAAGTTTGAACTGCTGACATCTTAGATATTTTTGCCATTTTCTTATCCTCTG